TACATACAGTAGGGGATACTCACAGTAAGTTATTTGGGCATAAGCTAGATCCAAAAGCAGAACTTACTGATCCTATTAATGGTAAGAAAGTAGATATGAGTGTACTAAACCAAGTACACGATGATATAGAAAGGGCTGCTGGTGGCAGACGAGGTATACAAGATACATCTTCTCTATTACTTGGGTTCTCTTTTAAACCGGGACGTGAATATACTATGGATCCTTCGACTGGTAAGAAAGTCTTTGCTGCAGATATTATGAATAACTATTATGATATTGTACGGAGTAGATCGCTAACTGCAGCACAAAAGAGTAAGAAATATGCGGAGTTCTTTGATGGAACACCATGGGCAAGAAATTGGTTGAATAATAAAAAACTTGAACATGACTCAATTAATCGTGCACAAGCTTCAAGTATGTACTATCAGATTGCGGAAGATATAAACAATGAATATGACGCAGGTATAGCGGCAATTCCCGGCGAGCGTCCTGCAATACCTAGTGGAAGAAGTGAGGATAGACCAAATCTAAGTGAGTTTGGTCTTGAAATACAAGACTCTCCTGCAATGGATGAGACATTCTTTAAAGACTTAGAGACAGTTAATAACCGAAAGAACGCACAACTTAAAGAAGCTAAGTTACGTATATTTGAAACAACAGGTATAAACGTAGGTCTATCTCCTGAAGAGGTCGGTGGTGTGCCTATTGACCCAAACCATATTATGGATAAAACTTCGTTCGGTTCTACACAGTTATGGAGGCAGTTGACACGCGATAAGCTTATTAAAGATGAATGGTTCATGACATTGTTTGCGGATGATCCTATGGCAGGGGTACAAAAAGTTGAAGAAGTAATGGATACCTTGTTCGTTGATGGTGAATACCGTGAGATAAAACGAGAAGATGTTGAACAGGTTCTACAAGACATGTCTGATTGGAAGTTTGAAAAAACTGGAGTTAGATATGACCCAAGGTTTATTAGTGTAGATATGTTTAATGCGTGGCAGCTTGAGAACTTTGTTGAGCTTATGAGAGAAGATAAGCGTAAGACAGCTCCTACATTATTTTCAGAAGAGTTTACTGCTAGAAAAGATGAGTTCTCTTTGGTAGCTAAAGACGGTAGAACTACTAACATTGTTAACTGGGGACAATACCTTAAAGAAGTAGACGAGTGGGAAGCTACAATGAAAGCTAAAGATCCTGAGCAGTTCCGTTTATATAAAATAGTAGAAGCTTCATCAGCAAGTATGCCACAAATAGTAGATAAAGCTATTGAATCTGTCATGCGTGAGATGCAAGAAGACCTTAATGAGATATATGAAGGGGAACTTGGGGACGCTGCTTCTATAGCAAATGCAGTACAAACTCGTATAGATATGTGGGTACCACCTACGGTTGACGGTGTTCTAGACTGGTTAGAAACCAATGAGTATGGTAAAGTCTGGATGGAACGTAATGAGTATTCACAATCTGACCTTGTAAAACATGTAACAGAAAGACTTGGTGATGTAAAGAATATCTCATTTCAGGATATGAAGAACGGCGCGTGGGACGAAAAAGTGACTCGTTTGCAGACTGATTTCAATCAAGCTGCTCCATGGGATGAACAGTACCACTTCTTATCTCCAAACCAAGAGCTTGGAATCTATGATGCTGAAACTCTTGATGAGTTTAAGAAAGCTTTAGAAGTAAAAGAACTTATGAAGTTTGTATCACTTTATGATATTTATAATAGACTTGATCCGACTTTGGACGAACATAAGTTGTACATTAAATACTTTAAAAAGGACGCAGATAGAATTATTGCAGAAGCTTTAACAATCAAAGCATTGGAAGATGATGGTAAGTGGGAAGAAGCAGAGCAGTTAAAACAACTGTATGCTGAGAGAGATAAATCTGGATCACCAGTAGGTCCTGTAGCTGCTGCTGAAGAAAATATGGACTTGCCTGACTTCGATGATGTAGTAGGCATACCAGAAGATATCAGAGGGAAGCCACAAAGTGGGTATCCTTCAGTAAGTAACATTGCTAGAAACATTGGTAGAAAGTATCAGCTGTATGACTTAGCGCAACATCCTAGACTTTCTGAAGAAGCCCAAAATATTAAAGCATCTATCGCCTCACGGTATTATAGGCAGACACAGAACCTTATGCCGGGTGATTTCATCTTTGAAACATTTGCAAGAAATGGTGTATCAGATATTGAAGACATTAAAGATATGTGGGAAAGTATGTTCCCCCAGATTAGTATGATGTATGGTGACTTATCAAACATTAGAGAAGTAGCTACCTTACTACGGCTAACTGGTTCAAGTGGAGTAGCCGATGAAAATGCTAAGATTGCTTCTTTCCAATATATAGATGCTCTTTCAGCTATAGTAGGAATAGCCACTGGACGTAAGAGAAATGAAAAAACACCTACTAAGATAGCATTGCCGAGTCGCAAATGGTCAAAACCTGCTGCAAGTGGAAGGCAAGCCTCACCAACAACTTCTGGGGTGGGCGGTTTACCTGAGTGGAGTGAAGTGTCTAAGCATATCAATATGGTATTTCATGACCCTTCATTTGAAGACGCACTTACTAACTTCTTTTTAAATCCTAGTCAGAAGTTAACTCGTAACCATGAACGTATGTTACGGGCTATGTTTAGGACGTTCCCTGTAGGCACAAGTTATTCATTTGAACAGTGGGTACAGGCATTAAAATTGATCTATCAAACTAAGGAAATGCTCGGGTTGGGAGGTAGAAGTAGCTTTACACCATATGGTCGCTCTCCTACATTCTCATATCCATCTGATACTCCAAGGTTTGCAAGATATAGAGATTAACACTTGTCAAAACTTGACAAAAGTGTTATAATAAATATGAATGGAGGATTAGTATGACTAACGAAACAGAGGATATTACAGAGCAGTCTACGGACTCACTCGAAAATACTCCCAATCTGTCATCAGACGACATGCAAGCCAAAATCGTAGAACTAGAGTCGGATAAAAAAGACTTGAATTCAAGAGTTGGTGATATGGCCCGTAAAATGGGAGAACAAGAACGTGACCTTGAAGGTAAATACCAAGAATGGTACACGGGATTACAATCTTATTATGACGAGCAGATAAAAACTAAAGATGTTGCTATCAACACTCTTGAGCAACGGTTAATTGAAACCGACGACGCAGATGGAGCCAAATTGGTTCTTGAAGAAAGACAACAACGTGAACAAGCAACTCAGCAAGCTGAACAAGAACGTAGGGAACAATCGGCTAACCGCCAACGAATTCTTACACAAACTATTCAGCAAGCTGTGGGCTCGTTTCCTGATGTTGATCCTAGTGCGTTACAATCTGCATCAACACCGCAAGAGGTGTGGAAAATGGCTGGAGATTTAAGTGCAAAAGCACAAGAATCTAAACTTGATGATAAAATGAACGCTTTAAAAGAAGAGTTACTAGCCGCAGTTAAACCTGCAAGAGATGCCGAAGTACCTGCACAAGAAGAAGCTTCCCGTACACCGGGAACATCGCGTGGATCTGAAACTGCCTCAACGAGTAGGCGCGACGGCACTAATGCTGCCAACGCAGGGCTAATTGAGCTGGAGGATAGATATGAACTCGCCCGAAAGGGACGGAAACTCGCAGTGGCTGTTGCACTTCAAGGGGAAATAATTTCTTACAAGAGACAACACGGACTCCAATAAAAACAAATTTGGAGGATTACCTAAATGGTATCAATAAACAGAGCCGATGATGGTGGCGTTGGTGGGATGAGGACTATCTTTGATAGTGCTTATACTCAGAAGCAAAACGTATCAGAATTCATCGACGCAATCGATCCAAGGGATATTCCACTACTCTCTATGTTGGGAATGGGGGCAGAGGCGGGCAGTGCTTCAGCAGGTGCTGATTCAATGGCATTTCCGTGTCTTAACACAACTCATACATGGCAGAGTGATGAACTTATCCCTTCAAAAGCAACACTTACCGATTCAGATGGTTCCGGTGGTGAAACAGTAACAGTAGGTACGACAGCTATTAACTATTTCAACTTGAATGATATAGTTACACTTAATAACGTAGCTCGTACTTACGGTATTGTTACAGCAATAAACACATCTGGTGGTAGTATGACAATTGCCGCAGCAGATGAATCAGAAACGGGTGCACACGGATTAGGTGTCAACGTAACTGGTCAAATCGTATACAACCTTGGTAATCTAAGGACAGACGGTTCGGCCTTTACAACTACTTACTCTTCAACTGACCTTGGAACTGACTTTAACTATACTCAGATTTTCCATGACGCAGTATCAGTTTCTGGTACTTCAGAGTCAATTGAGAAGTTTGGAGTAACTAACGAGTTCGACCGTGAGTTTGCTAAGAAGTTCCAAGAGCTAGTAATTAAGCTTGAACGAACTGCACACTACGGACTACTTAATAGTTTACCAGCTGACAATACATCAGCACTTACAGCCAGACGAATGGGTGGTCTCTACTCTTTCATTAAGGCTAGAACTGGTGCAAACTCAACAGATGCTTCAGATGCCAAACTGACTGAGAAGCTTCTTGTAGATGAACTACAAAATATCTGGAATGATGGTGGAAAGCCAGACACGATTCTAGTAAACGCAACACAGAAACGACAACTCTCTTCTTTCGCTAGCCCGTATGTACGGACTGGACGAGATGAAGGTGCACTCGGTGTAATTGTTGGTACTTACGAATCAGAGTTTGGTGATTTAGATATCGTTCTTGATCGCTACGTTCAATCAGATGATTTGATTATTCTGACAAAAGAATACGTAGGTATTGGTGCACTTAAGGGTAACGGCAACGACCGTTCATTCTTTACTACACCAGTTCCAGTTGACGGCGACCGACAAATCGCTACGATTACTGGAGAGTACACAATGGAAGTACGAAACGCGACTAAGGCTCACGGCTGGATTCACGGTTTAAGTACTACCTTAAGTTAAAGGAGGAGGTGATATAAATGGGTAACACTGCAGAATCATTTCGGTTCTTTGGTCATACTATGCCCAAAGTTGATGATCACTTTCGATTACCGATAACAGTACACATTCCTGGAAACTTAGCAGAAGATGAAGGTTATAGTGACACCACCGCTGGTGTGGTCGCTGCCTTCTCTGCTCCTGCTTCTGGGTATATAGATATGTATGACTGGTACGTTGGAACCCAAGACGGGGGAACGGATACAGTAATACGACTTACTAACGCGACCACTGCTGCATACTCAACGCTAACACTAGCGGCTGGAGTAGATGGAGCTTTTGGTACGGCAATTGCATCCTCTGATGAAACTTATTTCACAAAGGGTGAAGTTGTTCAAGTCGATGTGCAGTCCTCACACGGGACTCACGCTGTTGACACAACGATGATCTTTCATATGAGAGTTTAGTATAGCTAGTTAGGGGGGATTAAGTTCCCCCCTTCTACTATAAAGGAAGTGGAAAATGTCAGGTGGAGTATCTTATGGGCACAATTTACAAAATTCTATGCCCTATATGGACAACTTAACTTTAGTATCGTCTGCTGCACGAACTGCTAGTGATACAACAACTGTGAAAGGACTTGCTCCATATACGAGTGCTTATTTCATGCTTGATGTTACAGCCGCAGCCACAGAAGCAGGTGACAAACTTGCTGTATTTATTCAGCGAGAGATGCCTAATGGTGACTGGATGGATATTATATCCTTCACAGAAGTCTTAGGTAACGGGGGTGCAAAGAAGTATCGTGCTGATGTATATCCCGGAGCTACAGGCGGTGAAACGTCTGGAACAATTAATGATGGGGCGCTGACGGCTGGTTCAGTTGCTGACCTTGCATGGGGTGATGCACTCCGATTCAAGTGGACAGTGACAGATGCTAGTACAGATAACGCTTCATTTACTTTTTCAGTAACAGGAACATTTAGAGTATAATGGCTGATTTGACTACTAGTGCGGGTAACGTTGTATCGGGTGTAGGACTCGGTAGCGGTAACGTAGGTAGTGCGCCAGATGCTGGACAAGAAGGAAGTCTGGAAAAGTATGGAGGATTTCAAAACGAGTATGGACGCTTTAGATACTCTGCTGTAGAAATTCAAACATTTTATACAAGAGTAAGAAGAAGGCGATTAGCCTAGAGGAGAAGGAATGGCAGGAACAACAGCATACCCAGCCGCGTTAGATGATAATACTAACCTGAATGAGAACCTTGCTGACAACGTAGATACCGTTTCGGCTGCTCATCAAAACAACCAGAACGCTGCAATTAAAGCAACACAGGCCAAAGTAGGTATTGGTGCAGATACGGCTACTAATACACAAATACTTGTAGGTGGTTCTTCAGCAGGATCTAGTGCATGGGTAACTATGTCTGGTAACGCAACGATAACAAACGCAGGTGTAGTAAGCGTAACTGGGGGAACATTTGCTTCCACCCTGTATGTAAACGAAACTGCAAACGGTAGTATGACGCTCGGTATGACAATTAACCAAGGCGCAAATGACAATGAAATACTTGCATTTAAGTCAAGTGATATTGGACACGGATATACTACAGGTGGTGAAACAGACACCTATGCGGCAATGCAAAAGGCAAGTGCTACACTAGGTGGTTTACAAATAACCTCTATTGCAGAAGATGATGCTTTAACTACCGCAACAGTAATAAAATCTATTGGTGGTACTGCTAATACAACTAAGACTACATCTGGTGTAGGTTTGGTTGACATCTATGTATCTGAGCATGATGGCTCTAACGCACTAGCAAATATTACAGCTGACGGAAACGTCTTCTCTGTACGTGCTCGTGTTGGTGCTGCAGATGTTACACGATTTATGGTAGATGAAGATGGTGATGCGTACATATTCGGTGCTGCAACTGTTACTGGTACAGTTACCGCTGGTGGTACAGTCTTAACTGGAGCAGCTGCTGCAGTTAATTATGGTGACGAGAGTATCGTACTACACGGAAGAGTATTTTCCTAGGAGGAAATAAATGGCAACTATAACAAAGGACGACTTATCAGGCAGCACTACCGGTCAAATGATCGCAGTAGCGGCCACATCCTCCGCAGGAACTACCATTCACACAGCAGTGGCTGGTACAACTAACTGGGATGAAGTATGGATCTATGCGAATAACATAGATGGAACAGACAGAAAACTCACTATTGAGTGGGGAAACACTACAGCTATTGGTGGTCATATTGAATACACCGTAGTAGCTGAGTCAGGATTAGCTCTTATAATTCCCGGACTTATTCTTCAGAATGGTCTTGTAGTTAAAGCGTTTTGTGGAACTACAAACGTGATTATGATTTCGGGATACGTTAATAAAATAACTGCCTAGGAGTGGTGAATGACTAGAGTAAATCAACATAGGACAAATCCAAGCCAAGCTGTTTCCAACTTTAAAGGAAGGTGGGATACAGTTTTTGCTTGGCCTTCAACAGCTGTTTCCACATGGTTAAATGGTGGTTTGTTTGGTGGAGCATCATGGGCTGCCATAGATGGTGGAACAGAAGTTCTTTACACTGGTTACCACGCTGAGAAATTCACTTCTTCTGGCACACTAGTTGTTTCGGCAGCGGGCTATGCAGAATGCTTAGTTGTCGGCGGTGGAGGAGGTGCGGCACAAATGACCCCCTCTAATGGAGGTGGCGGAGCCGGTGGCGGCGGTGCTGTCCGCGCACAATCTGCTGATTTAAATGAGGGAGCTGATGGAAATGCAGGTGTAACAGGATGGGTTTGGTTAGAAGCTGGTAGTTATACTGTTTCAGTCGGAGCTGGTGGTGCTAGTGGCAGTGGAAGTTCCACTCACTACGGCGCTATGGGAACTCAAAGTTACATAGAAGCCCCTAGTGGAACTCCATTTAACGACGGGACTTCTGCTACAGCCTTTATGAGGGCTGGTCCGGGAGGAGGCGGTGGCGGTGGAACAGGTGCCGGTAGAAACTGGAATCAGGGTTCCCCTACTGGTATAGTAAACGCAACTGGTGGATCAGGTGGCGGAGGTGGACAAGGAAGCCTTGGTTGGATTGGTTCTAGTGGTGGAGCTGGCGGAACTGGCGGCAGTGGAGATATGGGAAATAATGGTGGCCCAGGTGGTTACGTAGGAATAGCCCATGGTGCTAATCCCGCAGGGGGCGGCGGTGGAGCTGGTAGTGTTGCAGGTGGAGGTTCTTCCTATAACGCTCAGGGAGGTGATCCAACACAAGCTTACACTACAACACAATGGACCGGAGGTACTGAATGGTACGGTGGTGGTGGCGGTGGTCACATGTACCAGTTTAATGGTACTACTTATGCATGGGGAAGTGCTGCAGCTGGTGGTCAATCTACCACAGGATATATTGGATATGGACCGGATACTGATATAGCTGGCTCAGGATCTTTAGCAGGAACAGACGGAACGATGTTTTCAGACGAGGGTAGTGCCTCCTATAATAACACAGGTTCTGGTGGATGGGGCAGAGGATACGTTGGCCTTATAGGAAGTGGACAATACAGCACCCAGACAACATCCTACTCCCCAGCTCATACGATGAATGCTAGAGCCAACTCTGGCGGTGGCGGTGGAGGTGATGGAAAAGGACATTATGCTACTGCAAACAATTGTGGCAATGGTGGTTCTGGAGTAGTAATAGTTAGAGTGGCGGTGTAACAATGGCTCATTTTGCAAAACTAAACGATAGTAACGAGGTTTTAGAAGTAGTTGTTATTGCTGATAGTAATGCTCCAAATGAGGCTGCTGGAATTGCTTTCTGTAAATCTTTATACGGTGATGATACAACTTGGAAACAAACTTCCTATAATACTCACGGTAATGTACATAATGAAGGAGGCACTCCTTTTAGAAAAAACTTTGCTGCAATAGACAATACTGTATATGACCCAACATTAGATGCATTTATCTTAAAAAGACCAATAGATGACGATGGGGATTCTTGTACTTCTTGGACTCTTAATACTACTACAGGATTATGGGGTCCTCCATTGGATGATCCAGATGACGGGAAGATTTACAAGTGGGATGAATCAGTGCACCAAGCAGATAACTCATTAGGATGGGTAAAACTTTATGATGGAGTCGCATCATCTGGAGAGTAAATGTCTACACAGCGTGAAGCTATCGCACGTATTGAAGAACAGTTATCGGATGTGATAGAACACGTCCATAGAATAGAAAAGAATACTGCTATCACTAACGGCAGAATAAGTAAGTTAGAACAATGGAGAGCTGGTATCGTAGGCGGGGGAACCTTACTTACAGTATTAGCCGGAAGCAGTGCCGTATGGGTACTGGTAGGAGCTTAGCTAATGCCAAAGCTAGACGGAAAGAAGTTTGCGTATACTAAGGCTGGAAAGGCTCAGTACTTAAAGGCAAAGAAGAAGAAAGAGATTAAGCGTAAGAAGTAGTACTAATAGGAGCTATTAATGGCAGCCACAAGAGGACCAAAACTAAAAGTGTCGAAGATGACACCTAAGCCAGCTAAAAATAGAAGGAAAGGTATGCGGGGTAAACCTAAAGGTGCTAGCAATAGATTACCAACAGGACTAAATCGAAATACATCTGGTATGCGTAGTACACCTGAAACACAGTTTGAAACTCAGTCATCTCCGGATACGTTTGGTGGAAAACTTCCAAAGAACCCATTTAAGCAAGGTAGAACAATGCCAAAGAACCCATTCTATAAAAAATTAAAACGTAGATAGTAGGAGGCCATGACAGAAGATAAGAAACCCCGTGGATGGTACGGACAGCGCGTAAAAGAACTGGACGTAGAGTTCAAAAAAATTAGAGAAGATCTAGAGCAATTGTTGCGAAACTCCCCTGAAATAATAGGCTTGCTCAATCATCCGATCATTCACGAGTATGAACACTGGGAAAAAAGAGTACGGCGGATAGAGCAATCGCAACAGTCGTTAATTCATACACAACAGCAATTGGATTCACTAGTAAGACGAGCTGAAATTGCTGCAAAATCATTAGAGAGAAATCAGGGGAGAGGAGCGCGTTAATGAGTAGGCACCATTCCCTTGCGGATTTGAGGTCAGATATAACTACTGAGCTTAGAAATCCAACTACCGCATCTCGGTATACTAATGCAGAAATAGACCTTGCTATCCGTAGAGCAACTAACTATCTATCTGAATACTTCTGGTTTGAAGATAAAGATACAAGTAAAACCTTTACATCTGGTACGTTTCAGTACACTTATAATGACCCAATAAAAGATATATACCGCGTAGACTTTGTGGATTCAGCTTCGAGTCCACCACAAATTGCTGTCGATTGGTATGAAGAAAAGAACATGGCTGGAACAGAGCTTTACTTTTTAGACAGCCACACAGCAAGCTCAACTATACACGTATGGTATGAGCGCCACCCCACAGCGTTCCCCTCTGACTTGACGATGAACGGAAATATTAATGCTGCTGTGACAGAGATTCCTATTTCATCAGGTACAAATACAATTGACTGGCCCGCTACGGGGTATTTAAAAATTGATAACGAAGTCATGTCGTATAGTGTTATTACACGTACTGTATCTCCTGAGACATTAACAGTAGCTAGAGGAAAAATAGATACAGCTGCACAGAGTCATACTACAGCATCTCTTCTTTCTTTTGTTAACTTAGTTGAGAAAGAAATATTCTTTGATGGTGTCCGGGATATTGCAATAGCATATTTAAACCGTATGCGTATTGTAGATGCACCCTCCGGTGACATAGGGGGGAACATTACTGTTATGAGAGAGATAATGGAATCCTTACGACCGTGGATACGAGAGCATCGTATGCGTTCTAAGCGTCCTGCCAAGCCAAAGAGTACTAGATCTAAACCCATGCGTTACAGGAAACGAGGCGTAAGGGGGTAGTAAATGTCTATATTCGGTGAAATCCTATATGGTGCAGCTTCAGTCACATACACTTCTCCTATTGGCACGAATGACCAAGCAGGAGTTACACATAACATAGTTATGGACAACGTAGGGCTTATGACTGCGGGTGTTCCAACTCGTTCAGACATTACTTCTGCAATACCACGTATTTCCATCGGTTCTGAACAACGACAGCATACAGATTTCTCTGAGCGAGATACATTTGGACAGAAGTCATATCATCATGGGTTTGGGGAGTTAAACTTCGCGGATCGTGCAAAGTTCTTTTCATCAGAAGGTGTATGGACTCTAGTTCCAGACCAAGTAACACTTGCTCCGTACTGGAGTTCACATTCGTTTAGTGCTAACGCTGATGGTAGTAGTGCATATACAGATGTAAATGGGGTTATACGCGCTCAAGCTGAGTTTGGAACTAATACGTATATATTAGTAGCTGGTGATTCTGGTGCAAATAATAAATTATTTTATTGGTCTGAGACACATGATAAGTGGCTTAAATCTGCTGCCACAGCTGGAATGAGTACATCAGGTTCTAGTATTCCTCTAGACTTGCAAGCATTTGGTGTTGGAAGCAATAATAACTTGTATATTACACAAGGCGAAGCAGTTAATATGGTGCGATTTAACTCCAACTTAAGCACAGTAGCGGACAATGGTGTACCTGCTAAATTTCTAGAATCATTTGCTGGTAAATTATGGAGAGCTGATAACTTAAATGAGATTTATCATTCAGTAGATCCACATAGTGATGGTAGTGCTACATGGACAGCACCTACTGGTATGAACGATGGTACTGTTGGAGATTCTACGTATGTTATACGGGGTATGTGTGTACATGATAGAGCCTTATGGATTGGTAAAGATGATGGTATCTACCGAATATACAATTCATCTACCTCTGCTACAGAGATTTGGACGTGTGAAAAAGTAATTGATTTATCACATGTTATTAGTCAGTTTAATGGACAAGCTATGATGAGCTTTGGTGGAAATCTATACTTTACTGTAGATCGTGGTATGGGTAAGTATGATGGTGCTACCATACAATATATGGGACCAGACAAAGGTTCTAATCCTACAGAGAACAGTATGCAATTACAATCTGTGTTTAATACTGCATTACCACAAGATATAAATACAGAAGCAGCCTCACTTAACTCTGGTACAATGGGTACTATACGTTCTATGACACATGACGGCACAAATATCTATGTTGCAGTTGATTCTGGTGGAAGCGCTACAGGAGGCTCTGGTCTTGAGTCTCGTGTAATGGCTTTTGGAAGTTCTGGTTGGCATCAAGTATATTCTACGAATGAATGGGAGACTGTAGCGCATGAGCCGGGAGACTACCGTACACAGTATGTTGGCTTTATACCTAGAAAAGGAAACGCTGGGTATGAAAATTATCCACGTATCATTATAGGTAATGAGGCTGTAACAAATGAAGAAGAAGATACTGTTGAAAAAGAAGATAGGGTACTAATGGCTTTCCTTCCTAGATGGGGACAGAATTTATTAGATGATCTTGTGACCGGACAAGACTACGCGCTAGCCTTCCAAGATTCTGGTTACTTAATTACTTCATGGTTTGATGGAGGTCTGCCGGATGTTGAAAAAACTTTCTTTGATGTCGTAGTTGCAGCACAAAACATAGGATTAGGTACTGCCAATAATCATATAAAGGTCGAGTATCAAGTAGATGACATAGATATATGGAATGAACTTCATCAAAAGACGAGTGTTTCAGATAGTGATGTTGATTTAGTTGTTTCAAGTCCATTACAAAAACTTACCTTTCCAGATAACGGAAATCTTGATAAGTCTATTTATGCTAAGAAAATTAGGTTGAAGTTTACACTTAATCGTGCAACAACTGGCGATTATGCTTATTATACTACACCAGTCCTTAAATCATGGGCTTACCATTTTGTTGTTCGTCCTGAGTCTCGATACGGTTGGAATCTTACTATTAAATGTTATGATAACCTTATAGACTTACAGCGTAGACAGGTAAGCAGACCGGCAGATGAGCTTCGACAGTACCTGTACTCACTTCGTGACCAGAAGATACCTATCATTTTCCACGATGGTACTGAGCTACACCAGATTAAAAACAAAGTGACTAATCCATCTATGGAGTATCTAACTGGTGCTGAAAGCTCTGCTCCTAACGGGTATACCGCATCGAGTTCTGTTATATCAACTACCGCACAGTATAGATCACATGGTTTTAGATCAATGAAAGTAACTCCGGATGCTGCAACAGGGGACGCTTCTGTTACGATAGGTACATTTGACTTACTTAAATATGATAACGTATTTGCTGCAGCAACTATCTGGGTACCAGAAGGTACAGATAATGTGTACTTACAAGTAATAAAGACTTCAGATAGTTCTATATTAGCAGAAATAGAGTACACTCCAATGACTGCTTCGGGTGAGTTTGGGGATATTTACTTAGCAAATCATACTAGGTGGGTAAGGAAAACATTGTTTGCTGAGACTATTCCTGCGGCAGCTAACTACACATTCAGAGTTATACGTAAGTCGGCAGATGCTGATACGGTTGCACCCTTCTATGTTGATACAGTAGAGCTCTCTAACAACGGACCTAACAACTTAAAGCAAACAAATTATGACTATGTTGATGGAGACCAACTACGATGTAGATGGTTAGGTACACCACATAACTCTGAGAGTGTACGTCAATCTGGGTATCAAGTATATATTACAGGTATGACAGAATCTCTTAGATACCCAGAAGTCAGACAGAGTAACACAAGTTTTGATAGTGAGATTACGATCTCTCTAAGAGAAGTATCTTAATGGATAGTATTAAGAAAATTAGTAACTTAAGAGGGGCTAGACAAGCATCTCAGATGCCTAAATTTCCTAGAACATATATAAAGAATAATACAGATACAGTTCTTAGAGACCGTCGTAGATCTAAACCTGTATTCGGACCGGAAGAATTAGAATCGAGAGCAGCACAGGGTTTTTATGGTACATTACCTGAACGAATTATGCATAAAAAGCTCAGTCAAATGATGCAGGGTACTCATAATTTTATATTTCAAAGAACAGAAGGTGGAGGACGAAACTATATTGGTGGATTTGTTCTTGACTTTTTAATAACAGATAAGCTTCCTTACTTAGTAATTGAAATACTAGGAAACTATTGGCATCAGGCTTATGAACAGGCTGCGGACTTAGAACGTGCGATGGCCGTTAAACGTGAAGGCTACATATACCATGAAATTTGGGAAAGTGAAATATATATTAGTGATGAGTATCTAGAAAACAAATTAAATGTTATACTAGAAGGAAGACTTTAGGAGGAATTATGTTAAATCAATACGGTCATGCTCGCGGTTGGATGCCGGATGTAAACCACATAGGCACAACTCAATACGGGTACGCTGATGTTCCCCCCAACACTATGAAACCAATAGCTGTGATTAACCACATTATGCAAGGCTATGCTAGAACCATGGTTGAGTGGGCTGAGACTAATAGTGTACAGAAGTCAGCACACTTTATTGTAGACAGAGAAGGTAACATCACTCAGACAGTAAGTATATACTCCCCTGCGTGGCATGCTGGCCGTACTGCTAAAGAATCATGGAAGTCTTTTCCCGGAGGTAATCCGAATAAGTATACTGTGGGTATAGAGCATGAAGGATTCAGTGTAGATCCCGGCTATGGTTATGATTTTATATATGAAGATGAGTGGCCGGAAGCTATGATGCAAGCCTCAGCTAAGATACATCAGTGGGTACTGGGGGAACTAGGGCTTGAAGCTAATGACCAGACGGTCATAGGTCACTATGAAACGGATGCTGTTAGTCGTGCTAATGATCCAGGTCCTGCATGGAGTAAAGATACTCTGCTTAGTCTGATTGCGGGAGAGTCCAGTCATTCAGAAACTGATCAATCAGTTTGTAATTGCGATGAGAGATTAGCCACCATAGAACAGCGGCTAGACAAACTAGAAGCATGGGCAAGAAAAGAAGACGATAATTCATTCGACTAGTCGTCTTTAATCGAGCCGAGTTCCACCTTATTATCTTGGTTAATAAACGATTCATAATGTGACCCCATCCAATCTACAGGTACCTTGTCGTTATCAGATAGTTTTACAAATAAATCCATGCAATCTTCACTACAAATCGCAGTGGCTTGCTCATCATCATGGCCTTTTGAGATTCTAATAGAGGTCTCTTCAGGTAATGTTCCACAAAAAACACAGGGTCCTTCTACTGTATCTAGGAATTCAACCTTTAACATCAAGCTCCTTGAAAAAGTTTTTTATATATGGTATAATTATAGCATGAAACTAGTCACATTGAAAGCTGAAAAAGATATTCAGCTATTTCCCATAGGGGATGTACAATATGGGCCACCTGCATGTGATATCAATGGATTCCAGCGTTGGGTAGACTATGCGATGTCGCATAAAAATCCGATGTTTATAGGTACTGGGGATTATATTGATTTAGGTAGCCCATCAAACAGGAACAGTATCATTGCTGACATAAAGAAAGGAAATCTATATGACACTATCCAGGAAGCCTTGGATACAAAGTCAAGAGAGTTCTTAGAAGTTGTAAAAGATATACTGAAACCGACAAGAGGTAAATGGTTAGGGCTTGTAGAAGGACATCATTATTGGGAGTACGCAGATGGTACGACAACAGATAAGGAACTTGCAGAATATCTAGGATGTGAATTCCTAGGCACTTCAGGTATCGTTACCATGAAACTACCCAAAAAACAAAAGTGTTCTATATGGCTACACCACGGTAAGGGCGGTGGCTCTGCGATAGGTGGTCCACTTACACAATTAGAAAAGATGCTACACTCTTTTGATGCAGATATATATTTAATCGGACATCACCACAAAAAAGTAGCAACCAAAGTACAAAAGTTATATGCCAATAATCAAAAGCTATCTCATAAAGATGTGATACTTGCGTGTACTGGCAGCTGGCTGAAGGGTTATATGCAGGACTCTGATACATATGTAGAGAAAGGTATGATGACCCCCGCCGCACTAGGCGGAATAAAGATAGATATCAAGACGGAGAATTCGTCTGTAGATATGCAAATAGTACTGTAGGAGGTACAAATGTTTAAGGAAGCGAATTTGAAGGATTTGGGGGAACGCTGTGCGATGACATTTATCCAAGCATTTTTGGGTATTGTTGCAGCGGGACCATTAGTAGGTATGGATGTTGAGCCTATGAAAGCAGGGGCAGCAGCTGGTGTTGCAGCCGTACTGTCAGTCGTAAAGACTTATGTAGCACAACATTCTGGTGACAAGTCAGGAAGTATAATTTCCTAATATGGAACAGACAGAAATTTCACCGGATGAATTAATCTTAGCTTATGGTGAAGTTAACATACAAAATCGTATGTTAGAAAAAGCTCTACGTGTAAAGGATCAAAAGATTCTACAGTTAGAAGAGCAGCTAAAATTTTATGATGATAAGCTATGGGAAGAGTCTGTTACTCCATTGGATACAGACTAATCGAGCCTTACCATATTAAATCATCTATGAGTTCTCGGAACTTTACTAAGTGCGAAGTAGTGTTTGGTATTTCATCACGGGAACGAGCTAAATAAGCAGGATGATATAGGGGCATTATATATGTTGGATGTGTGGAGTCCCACCAAGCCCGACGTATGTGTCCCTGTATCTGTCCTATTCCACCTTTGTTTGGAAACTCTATAAACTTATTGGTAGAGAACCTACCGAAAGTAATAACACCCTTTGGTTTTATAAGTTGTAATTGTTGATCGAGCCATGGTGCACACGATTCTATCTCGTGCTGTTTAGGGTCAGGGTTTCCATCACCTACCCAACACTTAACCATATTAGTTATATATGTGTCGGCTCGTGAGTACCCTGCGTTTTGTAGTAGCTGTGTCAGGAGTTGCCCAGAGTAACCAATAAAGGGTTTACCTGTGCGATTCTCTTGATCTCCCGGAGCTTCTCCTATCACAACAATGTCAGCGTTTACTGGACCTTCCCCTGCTACACCAAACGTTCTATTGTTATGTAGTCCACACTGGCGACAGGCTTTAATCCTATTCTCTATATCAGATAATTGGGTAGATGGATCCTTTACGTTCATACAACGCCTTTCTGTTCATTCGTGATATCCATGCTCCGAAGTGCATGTCCCTTGGTTTACCTGCCAAGAGTTTTTGGTATTCTTCTATACTTATTTCAAACATTAGATAATTGGATCCCCTCCCTATATTGCACAAGCGTCACCATCACAGTACAGGTCAGCTTGTTTATCGCCATCACCAATAACAGATAGTGCCAGTGGTTGTAGGTTTTGTTTCTTAGCGTTGTATACCTCTTCGGTAATGCCTTCATAGGGAGCTTGTTGGTATGTACCACTAGGACTGAGGGGTAGGAACGCTATATCCTTTACCTTATCCTTACTCCAGTTAATCATATCGGCCAGTTGTTCTGGTCCGTATTCTTCTTTATCAAACTTAACAGTAGCACTTACGGCGTTGTCTGCCCAGAATCTAGCTACGTCAGCTATCAACCCTAGGTGTTCCATAGGCTCTACGTCTGATTCAGAACGCACACCTACACCTGCATCTACAGGGAACTCAACCACTACAGAGTTAGTAGGGTCAATGGCAGCAGGTTCTACATGATATCCTGCCGATTGTAATCTATCTACAAGAGGGCTATTGTCAGCTAGTGTGACACGTCTAATATGGAATCGTCCTTCGACATTGTAATGTATCCCGGGGGTTACACCGGCTACTAGAGACACCGTACCACTAGGCTTTACTGAGGTCCTACGGACGCTGGTGGGTACGTTGAACCACTGTGAGTATATTCTGTCATAGTCACCACTCCAATGGTAGCCATGGTCCATCCAATCCTTAAGTACTTCTCTACCATGTTCCCCCACAAATTGTGTGATACCTGTAAGTGATAGGCCAATACGTCGATTATCCCCCATGATTTCTCTAGAGGTTTCATCTTCTATATTGTTTGAGGCAAGGGTAACAGTCTTACCATATAGGTAGGCGAACTTGATAACTCTTCTGAACTCTTCCTTACTCTTAATATGAGGTAAGTAGATTTCAACGAGCGTACACATTTCTTTGTGTCCTAAAGGCTGCTCACCACATGGGTTAAAGCCTATCGCATGTTCATCTGTTGTATCTATTATACCATTCATTCGACCATAGTTGTGTACATTATCTAACCAAGCAAATCCCGGCTCACCATTGTGCCATGTGCGCTCAGCTAATCTGCTAACGTCCGACTCAGGTGTTATGAACACACTGTTATTAGATGCCCAACCATAATCAATACGCTCAGGGTACTTGTTGTAATCCTTGAGGTCGATAAAGGTCTCATCGTCTTCTTGACCAAAGGCTATTTCAGCAGAGCGTCGAACATTACCTGCTATAACACAGCGTCCAATCATGTTTGCTAAGTCTACTATCTCTCTAGTACCTAGTTTTCTGCCAGAACATTTATCAAGCACTGCTCGAATAGATATGTGTAGCTGCCTAAGAGGGTCAGGTCCACTAGCAATCCCACCAAATCCATTGATAGGTTCCCCCTTTGCACGTATCTTACTGTAATCAAATTCAATTGTAGCCATACGTTCTGGTACGATATACGAATTAATTAATAACTCAACTGATTTAACCCATCCCTCTCTTGTATCAGGTATCTCTATAACAGCTACAGGCTTTGAAGGTTTGATTACTTTTATAATATCTTTACCATCTGTATCAAAACCAACACCTACCCCTAGCATACTCATGTGCATTATCCAAGAGAAGAATGAACCTTTTTCTTTATGGAGATACTTAGAAGAGATGAACGCACAGTTCTGTAGACACTCAGATACGCCTCTGTTCATTACAAAGTCAGTACCCATCATCCATAAGCCACGCCCGGGAGGTGACCACTTCATCCTAAACATTAAATCAAACGCTTCTTGTGCTGAACGCTGTGCTTTATCAGAGTTCCATGACTGAGAGGGCATATGATCTTGTTGTACTTGGTACATACCATTGATAACACGCTCACATACATCGTGCCATTTCTCCATACCATTTGTTTTAGGGTTATCAGAACGTGAATATGTCCTAAAAAAGACTACTTCACCTAGTCCACTCCACCCAAAATCAGGTTGTAATTCTTTATATGTGTCTAAAAATGTTTGATTTAGGACAAAGGTAGCCATTGCATCCTCCTTGGATGTAAAAATTTTGCTAGGGATTCAGTGGAAAAGTACTGATATACTTATTATATCAGTTAATTGTTTCCATTATGTTTCGGGAATGTTTCGGGTATGTTATATTAGTAGAATTTACTCAACGCTTTTTCATGTACGGACATAAAACTTTCTAAGTAGAGGTTAGTTACTTCACTTACACATTTTTCTATTACATTAATAGCTTCATTACGTCGTGATGACGGGGTTTGTTCAATGATCCAATCATGTATATCTGCCATACGTACATGGAATAGCTCATGTATTATTGTTCTAGTGTACCGTTCTCTATCTGTAACTAGGCTTGGTTTAATAATGATAGTAGCGTCACGGTAGTGGGGTATCCAGGAAGTAGTAGCTTCTATTCTCTTGTCTCTCTCTTGCTTGGTAGGTAGCACCACACTGATAGACCACTGAGGTTCTAGTCCCATTGCATCTGCAATATAGTCTGTAAGGTCTTGAAACTTTTTCCAATCTTCTTTACTAATTTCTAGTTTATCAAGTCTTGCAGATTCAGTTGGTTTGGACCCTCTGGAGGATCTCCATAAAACTTGGTTGTCGATATTAAAAATTGTATATCTCCTTCGATATTAAATACTGGTTCATTGTCTAAGTATAATTCTGTAAGCCCACCTCTTTTAAGTACCTCAACCTTTTGTTCAAATAGAGCTTGAAGTTCTATTAGATCACTTGCCGGTTCCATAGGGTGACAGTTACCTAAGTCTTGATTAGGACTAAATGCAATCATATACTTATAATCATTTTTAGTTGCGTAATCGTGTATTCTAGCATATGTAGCTGATACGTGCATCATAAGATGGGGAGTTTCTGCAAGAGTTTTAAGTAGAAATAACATAAAAGGTTCTATTTCTACAGCTTCGATAGAAAAATCAACCTCTCCTGATTCTACAAATACAATAGAGATTATCCCATCATGGGGTTCGATATCATTTGCTATCTGTACATTAAGTAGGGGTGGATGGTTGTATGTTTCCTTCGACCCGTCCTTCCACATGAAGGAGGAACTGGGAAGGAAGTCGTCTCTTGTTATTTTCTTTACCATTTTTTAATAAGTAATTATATACATGAGTCTTAATTACCTCTCCTATCTTATCATCATTAAGTACATCTTTCTGATCAAGCAAGGCTGTATTTATTGTAGGGCTTTCAAACCCATCAACAAGTAATGACCTTGGTACTTTGATAAGACTGTCTGGTAGTTTGGATAGTGATTCATACATAGAATCTGTTGGATCAATTACCCATCTTTGTTCTGTTTCGTCTTCTACTATTAATTGAGATACCATAATATTTCTTCTGCCGTCTTTTCTCCCACGCCTTTAACTGCCATGAGTTTTCCTTTATCGGAATTCGCTAACTTCTTTATACTACCAAACTCAGTGAGAAGTTGTTGAGCCATCTTAGGACCTACCCCTCTCATACCCATAAGAACTGTCCACTTAGATTGTGATCTAGGGGGAACAGCAAACGGCTTTGGAGACAAGGCCAAAGTATTATGCTCACTTCTACTTTCATACTTATACAAACTTAGTAGATGAAAGGGGAGGTACCAATCACTAGGATTGTACTCTACTCTAATTGCATGTGACTGTATCGTTCTGAGCTTAGATACAAACGCATCCGGTGAGTGTTGTAGATTAATCTTCTTAGTCTTAATCTTACCACCCTTCATCCACTGATAGTAACCATCCATCAACAACACTACTACGTCAGCATCCGTGTCAAGACAGCCATTCAATTGACGGGCTATCTTACTACCGGGATCTCTCATAGTAGGATTCGTTGAAGAGATGAAGTCTGTAGGAGTTTTTCTTTCTATTAGTACGGTACGAGATGTACCATCATCCTGAGTTATATCCATGCGATAGTCACCATAGTCTAGTTTTTCAACTGAGACAGGAATCTTAGAAGCCTTGAAAGCTTCTTGAACAAGTTGTATAGATCCCTGTTCTCGTGAGTCTATGGTTAGCATTGACTATGCGGGTAGTATAACTCGCCCTCCGTTTTCTTTCTCTGTTTCACAAGCATCGACGTATGTATTCCATAGGCCGTTCTCTATATCAAACTTAGTCCAAAGACTTGATTTATTATTACCAAGGTATGGACGTACCTTATCTTTCATTGTGGCTATCTGGTAACTAACCGGAGCCATCTTAAGATTGAGTGCGAACACAGTATCAAAGCGTTGAGTATTACGTTTCTCACCGCCGGGTTTAAAGCCAGCCTGTTGCCACATAGCTGTAGTTTCTTGCACTGTTATATCTTTATCTTGACCGACACCTTCTATGCTTACAGGGTGTGCCCATGCTGTAGCTGCTACATGAAATGGTGCACGACCAGTAGCTACATCTAAGAAATCTTTGTTGTGCTTAGTCTTACACCAACCCCACTTGTCAATCCCGGGTGCTGAGGTGCCAAGGCGTAGTTCTTCTACTCTATTAGAGAGTGTAATACCATTGACCTTCATCTCATAATCAGCCTGTACTAAGTCCCAAGCTTTATCTAACCCATCAATCATGAGCCAGTCACCGGCCTTAAGTACTTGCTTTGCTTTGTTAAACGAGTCAGCTAACTGATCCCAATTCAAACAACCCTCTACCTCTATCTCAAGGTCAGGGAACAAACCATCTAACAGTTTGCCAAGTTTATTTTCTAGGTCAATCATGAAGACCTTAGAACCGGGATGCTTATCTGCTATATCTAACAGAGATGAGGATTTACCAGAGCTATCTGGACCTACTATTAATATTGTTTCTTTATACATAACTCAAACTTTCTACATTGACGGACACATTAGGTAATGCATCACAGGGTAAGGAGCAGTTAGTACACCACCATCCAGGGGTAGGTGGAGTAATATCAGCTTCTAGAGAACGGATCACTGGTGGAATCATATCATTTAATAACCAATCAGTATGCCTCCTATCTCTAGTTGTGCTGCCCCACTCAATACGTGGAGCCTTTGTTTTTAAATATATAAACTGTACGAAGTGGACGTTTACTTTATCCCATCCGCTTAGTGCAGCATACACAGTAGCCTGTAAATCTTGTTCAAGCCACCTAGTATTCATTGGACTGGTCTTAGTCTTCCAGTCTATTATTGTATTAGGTTCCCCTATGTAGTCGATGTATCCATGCAGTGTGTACTTATCATCAATCGGATGTTCAATATGTTTCTCAGTTGCAATTGGATTAGTAAGGTAGGGGAACAGTTCATCGTACATGATTGGTACGAGAGAGACAGAATCTTCCATAGACTTTTCTATAAAATCATTCTGCCATGTACAACTATCTAATACGTTAGTACCATTCTCATCAAAGCCATTGTTCCATAGGTTTTCCATGTGTTCAATAGCAGTATGCGTATCAGGCCATTCACCTGATTCGATTTGTATATTGATAATGTCTTCCATGAATTTGTGAACGATAGTTCCACGCACAGTATACTGTGTAGCTTCTCTCTCAAGTATTAGATTAGATAGCTTCTCTCGCTTAAATCTTTCCGGACACTCAGAGAATAATGATAACCCACTGTAAGATAATGTTGTCATAAATTTTTAATTGGTAGGCTCTTTAGAAATTACCAAGGATATGATTGCTCACATAAGGACTTATTCAGCGAGTTCCCCCTTCGCGTCACCTTAAACTTTGTCTCATATGATTGGGTATCATGTAAGTATGAGAGTTAGTAATCCTTGATAATCTCTAAAGAGGCTACCAATCCTATACATATATTGTAACACATATGCTGTAGATTGGCAACCCCTTTGTCAGAGGAGTTTTACTAGTTACCTAGTAAGCTGCAGATACCTGCTGCTTGGATGCAAGAGCTTCGTCTTGAACAATAGCTACGCCACGCTCAAGGTCAAAGTCCTCAACATCACCTACTGTTGCCAGTATATCATACTTGCGCTCAGTTCGTCCACGGAATTCCTCCGTGAAAGAAGCGACCACAACAACCTTACCAACAAGATCGGAACTGCCGGGGTTCGGTAGTCCAGCGTCTGAACACTGTCGGGTTAGCCGACCAAGATCAGTCTTAGCATGCATAGATGGAGACTTACCGGACTCCAGAGCTTCTGCTTGTGCTCGACTGATGTTGATGAATAAGTCACGAGAACCTGCAGACGTTTCAGGATGTATCTGCTTGATTGTCCATTTTAATTCCACTTTAGGGAATGAACGCTCTTCGCCAGTTTCCTTGTCGTTGTAGGTAATCGTTCGTTTCTGAAACACAGGTTCCCCTGCAATTTCAGCTAAGATGACCGTTCGGTCAGAGACGTTGTTTGCGTCAAGAAGATCTTCACCCAATTCCAACACCTCAATTTCTTCAGTTGCCATTTATATATTTTCCTTATACTATTACTATTATATTTCTAGGTACTTGATGGCTGCTTTGAACCACTCTGGAATGTCATCACTATGTTTTCTAGCTATCTCCTCAAACATTGCGTCGAGTATATAGATAGAGCAAAAGTCTTTTTCATTCCGCATACCTCTTCCTGAGCCTTGAATGATATCGGAAACTGCTTTCCATGTATACCAGTTAGGGTCTTCAGAGAGCCGTTCACGTACTACTTTATCCCCAAGAGATAGGTAAGGTACCTTGGGCATAATGACGTAACGACATTGATCATGTGGAAAATCTTCTCCCTCCAAAATAGATGGAGAGATAAGTATACTAGCCTCCTCTGACTCTTTGAATTTCCTTATGACCTCATTCTTATCACTCGCACCGTGTGTCATCATGAGCCGTTTATATTTAGAAGAGTTCTTAATAATCTCAGCTCGCTTATAACTCACAGTGTGAATAATACCTTTGTGTTGCTTAGCCATATGTGCACCTATGATAGTATCAATTTCATCTACCATAGATGGCATTAAGCTAGGCTCAGACGCAGCAGACATACGGCCTACTGGTCTGTAGTAAACAGGTCTACGTTTAGGTTCGTACACACTGTCAACTTCTATTATATCATAATCGGTGATACCAAGTCTATCGACATCATCACGATTCATGGTGGCAGTCATTAAGACTACCTTGTCTACATCTCCGAAGAGATACTTTGTATAGTCTGCTACAAATACAGGCCGTACTTTATATACGGAACCTATCTTATCAAACACCCATGGCTTACCTTGTTCAGTATCTAACCCGGCCCTTTGCATAAGAGTAAGGTTACGTGCCAGCCTTTGATACTTACCGTACCTAGACATAGCTCGCTTATAATCCTTAGTGCTTCCTTTGATACGGTCACCTGAGTTCCCCCCTGTGATACCATACACCCATAGCCTAGCACGTTGTAGTTCTTCTTCAACTTCAACCATGTTATCAGCAGCCCAGTCAGCCATACCTTCTACAGTAAGATCACGGGGTCTGCGCCATGACATAGAACCGATATCTCTATCTGATATCTCAGCAGACACATGCTTTTCTAATTCAAGGTGAGCTAGATGTGATTCATCACAGAATAAAATGTCCGGTCTCTTAAAGGTTGTGGAGAACTCAGAGGTATACATATACAAAGGGTAATTAAAGATTGCAAAGTCAGAAACGTATGCACTCTCCCTATCCACGAAGTAATCACAAGAAGATTTAACAGCACATTGAAACCCCACTTGACATGGAGCCTGTGTTACTGATACATCTGCTATAAGACATTCGTAATTATCTCTACCTTTTAGTACAGGTGCAAAGGCAAACGAAGATTGTAATTGATCTTGTAACCTAAGTGTAGATACTACAACGTGAGTACGTTTCTGCAACGCTCGTTGTGTTACAACTGATAGTAGAGATTTACCAGTGCCTGTAGGTGCAACAAGGACAAGGAATCGTTTGTCAGTATCATACCAGTCCAATATCTTTTGAGCTAGTTCTTGCTGATTAGGATACCACTCATCCTCATCTAACCCATATTCTTGTGGGCTTGATGCTACAAATATTTATTGTTCCTCCTCCTCTTCATTCATAAGTTCATAAACAAACTCATTTGGATTTAGTATTGATCGTATAATTCTTTTGAGTTCTTTTTCATCTACTTTTAATATGTTTCCAAGACACTCAGTAATCATGTCCATAAAATGATCTGGTAAATCCATCTCTTTTGTATCATCAAATACTCTTAATAATAAAGGATGATCAGATGATGAGAAAAACACATGCTGAGTGTTCCCTTCATTATCTTCTTGAACCCTTACAAAGAGTTCAATCGCCATTAATCTAACTGCACATTTAATAAGTGTACCCTTGTCAAGAGCTTCAAACTTATCCTGTGCAACGCTTTCTATCTCTTCAAGAATATTACTCAACTACCAACTCCTAATGCGTCTAGTGCCGCAAATGTTTTTCTCTTTAGTAAATCTCCACGACCACCTACTAGTGATGATGCAAACCTACGTTCATCCTGACTTCTAACAGAGGCAGCCTCACGCTTATTGAATGGGATACCATGGTCAGCATAGCCGGAAGCAGCTTGTAAGAATGAGTATGAAGTCTCTCCATTACGATCATATTCCTCATCAAGGAATGTAGTAACAAAGTTATTACGTTGATTCTTTTGCCAGTTAGTCATGTCTTCCTTTTGTGGGTCACCAAACAAGTGGTCAAGAATATCTTTCTCTCTTGACTCAGGGAGGTGAGTGACTAGAGCTTTCTCTAACCAATCTTTCATACGTCTGTTTGCTGCAGTAGTAATCTGTACTGATTCTCGTGCAATCTCAAGGTTGGTACGCATGTTAGTGTTATGTCGTACCTTAAATGTAGCGTTACTCTTGTTCCAAGATGTGCCTTGTGTTGCAGCGGTAAGTGTATTATAACACACTACACGAACATTTGTTGGAAGTAGGTGGATAGCATACTTACCATCATGTCCTGTTGAGATAAGAAAGTACTGCCAGTAATCTTCATCACCAACTCGCATATCTTCCTCAAGCTTCATAAGCCCTGCAAACTTCTTACCACCATCAAGAACCATCATTGATTCCCAATGTGCAACACCATCTTGCAGTAGGTTATCCGCCCACTGTATTGCCTCTATGTTCTGAAATGGTTCGTACTTGTCAGATGTAATACCGAGAATCTGTTTTGTATCTTCTCGTACAACTGCTACATGATTAGGTACTCTTACCTCACGCCATCCGTCTTTAATATGAAGCGGAGACTTGGATACTTTATAATCAAAGTTCCCTAATTCTAGTGCTTGTTCTGTGGTGAAGCTCTTAGGGACTGTCACCCCTACCCCATGCCATGCTGGTTTCTCTGCGTATACCGCAGAACCTTCTTCTACTAAGTGAGCCATACTATTTCCTTTCTAGTGAATGTCGCCCCAACTTTTTCCTATCTCATACTCTGCTATCAGAGGTACACGTAGTTCCATTGCTTTCTCAAAAGCTCCTACGATATCAGCTGATATTGCTTTCAGTTCAGATTCATCTCCTTCCAATAAGACTTCATCATGTATTTGTTGAACCAACTTTATACCTGGATTAAATTTATCCGGGTATATTTTGTCAAGTAATTCTTGTATTGTGTTGGTTGCTATCTTTGTAATGTCACCACTTGCTGTGCCTTGGAACAGTGCATCAAACGCAGACCGTTCAGCACCTGCTCGTTCAGCAGAGTTATATGACTTGATACCATGTATGTAAGAGCGATGTCCTCCAAGTGATTCAACATACCCTAGCTTACGGGCAGCCTCAATAACTTCTGTACGTAATCTCTCAATCTCTGGTATGTTAGCTGCAATCTTGCTAAGAACATGGGATGCATAGTCCACTGGTTTGTTTAACATGGTTGCAATCTTTATCGGGGAGGCCCCATAGATAACGGCGTATACAATATTTTTAGCTGCACTTCTTTGGTCTCCACTAATTTCGTCAGCAGGTATTTCAAAGATAAGCGCCGCCATTTCTCTGTGGATATCTCTTGAAGAGTCAGAGAAAGCGTCAATGAGCGCCCTGTTTCTAGAGTAATGTGCGAGAATCCTATACTCAAGTTGTGCCGCATCAGCTGACATGAGTACGTTCTCGTTCTGACCCTCAAAAAGTTTACGTATTGATTTTCCATTGTCCGTCCTTATCGGTATGTTCATTAGGTTAGGTTGCGTTGATGCAAGCCTACCTGTTATTACTCTGAATGGATTGAGTCGAGTATGTATCCTGTTGTCAGTACCAATGTACTCAGGGTATGCCTTAAGATACGTACTGATTAACTTTGCTAACTCTTTATACTCCATGATGTGCCCTACTACCTCATGTGTATTCTCAATCTTCTCAAGCTCTGCCTTAGATGTTGAGTACCCTGTCTTAGTACGTGCTGTAGTAGGTAGCCCAAGTCTTTTAAACAGTAGCTTACCTAATTGAGCAGGGCTGTTGACGTTCAATGGTTCCCCATTAAACATCTGTATCCTACTATTCAGTAGTTCAGCACGTCCTTCTAATTCATTTAGTAATGGTGCTAACTTTTCCATGTTAAGATACATACCATTGTAAGACATCCGAATACAAGAGACTAAGAAAGGCATCTCTACTTCCATGTACCGGGTATGTTGTTCCTCAGTAAGTCGCTTACCAAGTACCTGCCCTAGTCTGAATGACTTGACGGCATCATCAGCAGCGTAAGGAGCACCACGAGCAATATCAATGTTGTCAAAAGTATCCCCCTTCGTAACAGCACTGAACTCTTCCATCACATCACCAAGCACATCAGCTGATAACGCCTTGAGTCCAAGCTTATTCGGTTGAGGTACATGCATGCCTAGCATATACGCAAATCCTTGTACGTCTAACAGATTAGTGGGGAACCCTAGCCCATGCTCTGCCGCCATAAGTACATCGAATGACAGGTTCGCACCAACTAAAGTTTTCTTTGCTAACATAGGATGTAGCTTTTCTTTCACAGCATCCCAACTTACGTTAGAGTATTCCCCTGAAACATTGTGTGCTACTGGTAGGTAGTACCCATGCTTCCCATCAAAACTAAATGACTCACCAACAATATGATCGTGCTGCCAGCTTAGTCCAGTGGTTTCTGTATCCCACCCTACTATGTCAACCTTATCAAGCATAGCAAGGAACTTGGGTAAGTCTTGTATCACCTCATAGTTAGAGAATGACTCACGCCCTACCTTTACGTGGATATTGTCAGCGATAGACTTCAATGTAATGTCTCCTATCTTAGGATTCTCCGCCCAATCCCATCGCTTCTTTCTTGTTTGTCCGGCCTTCATCTTAGCTGCCTTGTTCGGCTCACTGATACCTTGCTTGGCAAAGAATGATACATCTCTAGGGTCATACCCTAAGTCGAGCTTGACTCTATTAGGTTTGACCTCCTCTGGATTTAACCAATGCTTAGAGGGTCGGTAGCTTGTGGCACCATAGTAACTCAAAGCCAGCACTTCAGGATTAGCTGAGAATACTACAGTATCTTCAGGAGTTAGCCCTGCACGTTTGATACTGTTCAATACATCAGTAGTATAATGGCATCCTTGAAAAAATGTACCACGATTGTCTTCAGTATTGAATACTACTATTGTATCAGGATAGTGCATCATTTTCAACTTGTAACACTGTCTCAGTGCTATCAGGTTGATCAGTTTGTTGTCCAACATCGGACTCATTTTGTTTATTAAACTCGGTAGGTCGAAGAGTAACATCATCTTTAACTTCTACCTCCTCAAAGGGTATGTAGCTGTGGTATTTCTTATCCATATATCTGTCTCGCTGTCCATATGTCTGGACTTTCTGCTGCTGATTCCCAACAAAACTTATGAGCGTCATAGCCATCAGCCGTACACCATGTCTCATCACCTTTCTCTATGCCTTCTTCACAGAACCAGCACTCACTATCATAAACTATTGTCATTCGCAACTCCTATCTCAGGGAAATTCTCCCTTTGTTTCTGGGAAGCCCTTAGCAAAACATCACCAGCAAAGGCTGTCAATACCTTCCTCATTATCTCTTTACTAAATGTAAGTAAGCCACACGTATTACACATCAATTCTCCTGGTACTTCTTCTCTAAAGGATGTACCATTACATTTTGTGCAGTTCATCTTCAACCTCTTTCATTAGCATGAATGTTTGTCTACCATGTACAAGTATCTCGTTAACTTCTTTATTCTTCATCATGTCTTTCATCTGTGTCATGATAGTTGTTGGATTTAACTTGGTACGTTTATGTAATTCTGTTACAGTGATAGGTTCCATCACCTCCCAATTGTCCAGTACTTTACGACGTGACCTAAGAAATCTTATATCCCTATGTGCACTTACTCTATCTTCTGGTGCTATTACTGTACCAACCTCATCATCGAAGAGGTTAGGCATCCAATCATGTTGACACTCACTACACATACCACAGATACGGTAACGTTCTAGGCGGTGAGGATGCATAGTTAGATCTACTTTCTCGCTACAACCAACACACTCACCCTTTTCTACTGCATCTCTAGGTGTCCTACCAAAGAACTTAAGTGCAGTCTCATCAAGAATTTGTAACATGCCATCTGTTAATACTTCTGATACTCTCATATACCTATTACCTTTACCTTCACCTGTTGGCATCCTTAACATCCAATTCGTTGCAGTGCAGCATCATAATAGTTCCTAACTAACTCACTACCTATAAAGTTTCTATTCAATCTCTTAGCAACAGCACCAGTAGTACCTGTACCCATGAATGGATCATAAATGGTATCATCTTCATCACTGAAGTTTAATAGTATTCTTTCTACTAATGCTTCAGGCATTTGTGCTGCATGTTTATCTACCTTCTCATGTGGTAGTGGCCTACCTATATCCCATACATCATCCAACGTACCTCTATCAAACGTACCCTTAAGCCTGAACTGTCTGCTAATAGGGTAGTCTTTCTCGAACACCAGTATAAGTTCAGACCGGCGATTCAATACTTGTTTCTGCATAGCGGGCTGTCCGTTCCCCTTATCCCATATAATAATTTCTTTAAGATTGTCGGAGAAGTTTCCAATTATATTAAACCATGCACGTTTACTACCAGTAACAATGCCAACATTATAAAAGATTAGGTCAGAGATATTAAGCAGACCTTCAAGCACTGAGCTATGGAAATCTGTGTACTCATCAATCGGCATGTTATCTGTGAAGCCATCATACTTATTACTAAACTCATCAGTAATCTGTCGGCTACGATACTTACCATTCATGATACGAAGATTCATATTGTAAGGGGGTGATGTTACTACCAAATCGACAGGCTGCTTAGTCTTTTTATTATCTCGTACATGTTCCCATCTTAATTTATTGATAGTGTTCAAACAATCTTCGTTGAACAGTTTACTTTCTACCATCTAAAATTCCTTTTATTATTATGTATAACATAATTGCAAACATCCCATAGTATACATCCGTTACAAAAGATTGCATATCTTATCCCACATCTTACTTAAACTTGACCTGGTATTTCTTTGATATACACGTATCCAATAGTTACATAGTTCATTAACCGTACCTGCTACCTCATCTTTCTCTAGATTATTAGCACGTTCATACTTCTCAAGAGATAGTAGAACATCAGTTCGTATGTGTTGTAGTATAGCCAATGCTAACTCTCTATTGTCAAGGTGTCTCTCTCTATGTATCCAACCCATATCCATATCCTCCTGTAGTATTGCTTGATTCTTGTAGTAACCCATCAATCCTCCTGTGCTTGCTCATGATTATGCTCATCAACTGCATCATTGTCATACCAATTTAATCCTTGGTCTAAGTAAGAGTCATAAGCCTCTGATTCTTTGGGGCCTAGTAAACGCCACTCACCATTAGTTAGTAGCGCATCATCATCTACTGTGTCTGTTACATACTTAGTAATAGCATCAGTGATAATGTTCTCAGGTAATTTTATAAGAGCTTGGTGCTCACCTGATATAAACTCTACATACATTGGTTGTTCTTTACTCATTCTGGTAACCATCCTGATATTTGCATACCTTCTTCTTTATAGAACCATGAGAAGTTTAAGTCGGGATACTTTTCTACTAGCTTATTGTAGATACCTACTGGTGGCCCCCATGCTGTATCAAATACTAGGTGTGCCTCATCATCAAGGACATCTCCATCTTCCTCAGATGGCTGCCACTTAGTTCCCCAGTTATCTATGCACCAGTCATATCCAAAGTCGTTGTACCATTTCTGATATGGATGATTCATTCTTTCTTCCATAGTAGAGTCAAGTGTTATATCATCTCTTGATGGACACTCTGGAGGGTAGGGTATAACCTTTTCAAAGTCTAGCTTAAAATCCATGACGATACATTCATCTACGAATTGCTTGAATTGTTTTACATTCTTATGTCCATATATATCTACTTCATTCGTGCACCAGTTAGGCATCGCTGTCCTCCCCTAAATCTTCTTCTAGTATTTCTTTTATGATTGACTTTAATCTTTCCTCATCAACACGTATAGTTATGTCACAATCTGTATTGCTGTAGCCATCTCCTTCACCACTAACGTTTATCTCATAGTCTATCTCACAGATACTACCGTGATCCTCAATGGCTGGTGCTAAGTGTCTACCTAGTGCCGCTGTTATACTCGCTATTGTTCCCTCTGTCAACGTTATGTTAGACATATATATCTATCTCCTGTTCTTTCTGTATCTCATCTACCCAATTAAGCATGTCTCTAACAGCCCAAAAGGTTTCACTTGGTTCTTCATATCTATTTTCTAATAGCTGTAGCTGGTATTTAATATCTTCAACCTTACTCCTCACCAATCCATCTTGTAGTTCTAAGTAACATCTATCACACCCTGTCTGATAAGCGCAGAGTTCAATGTTGTTTGCTATCTTTACATACTGTCCACATATAGCACATGTAAGACAGTCACTATCTTCTAGCGTAGTACTATGCTCTACATATGTAAAGTAATCAGGGTCAATCACTAGATTCTTAGTACCACTAGCCCAGTTAAAACAACCCTGACATAACCACGGGTAGTCTGAGTAAGCATCAGGGGGAAGACGCTCTTGATGAGGCCAGTACACTCGACCCTCTGTTCTTTTATATAATAGTGCCATTAGCTATCTCCTCAAAGGTTGGTCGTTCATCAGTAGCAGTAGCATCTACTGTAATCTGAAAGCTAAAAGATTGTAAAGAGATATCATCACCTAACCATTTTACAATGTGAGGGTGTAGTATCTCTGCAATATCTTCTGTATCATGGTCAGTAAGCTGCCATTGTATGCCTGAGTTGTTGAATATTCGTTGGTAAATCACCATTGGCTCCTAAAGTAATATGTCTTGTCGTTGTATTCTATCTTTACAAAGTCGTCTATCAGTAGGTCATATGCTACATCTTCAAAGTTAATGGCAGCATATATGATAGGGTCTAAGTCCATCACAGTATTATCAGTCTCATACATAGCTTGAGCAAACTGACCCGCACTCCAGTACTCCCCTACATATACATCTCTATCAGGAAAGTTTTCCTGGAAGTATAAGATGAACGCCCTGATTGCATCAGCAGGTACATCAATGCCTCCATCAGCCCTCAAAATCAGCATGTCAGGGGTATTATCTAATTGTTCCTTAGTTATCCTAGTTGCTATTGTCATTAATCTATCCTTACTCTATGACTGAAGTCATACTCAGCATCATAGTTCTCATCTTGTCGTAAGTCTTGCCATATTGTGATAGCCATCATCTCTATATCACGCATCTCAACGCTACTTACATGTTCCCCTGAATCAGTGAAGCCATCCTCTACAGCCATCACCAATTCAATAAGGGTCATTTCATTATGTGCCTCAATCGTTAACAGTGGCATTTCCTACTCCCTTCCCTACCGTTATATAACTTTCTATCGCTTCCATTCTTACACAATCTCTTTGTACATCTACTAAAGCTTGTTCAATTTCATCTAGTGAGTACCCTAACTCTAATCCAAAAGGATTCTCTCGTGCCTCACTTAGCCTGTCATTGACTATATCTACAATTATATTTAATGATGTATTCCATGATGTCTTTGACATACAATCTCCTCTCTTAAGTATCTACCTGTTAGATACAAGTGGACTCAGTAGCAGCTTCAGCGCCCTTGGTGTGC